GTTGTAGACAGCCTGACCGATCTGCGCGCTAGTCGAGATACCGCCGTTCACATTTATTGTGACACCACCAAACCCGCCAGCCTTATTCAATGGCACAATTGCTTCCGGGCCTTTCTCGCCAACCATTGCCAGCGTCGGGCCTGTAACTATGCCACCGTTAGCAAAACCCGGAATGTCTATTTTCCCGATGAGACCACCAATAGCGCCGACACCAGGTATTTTGCCGATGGCGCGTACCAGATCGGCAATCAAACCGATCGCTGCTCTGACAGGGTCAATAATCCCATTTCTAAAACCATCGCCAACAAGTCGCAACGCAGCAGTCACGAAACCAAATTTCTTCTCAAGAATTACCAACGCCGCAACGATCGCAGCAATAGCGATAATTGCTAAACCGATCGGGTTTGCTGACAACACAAAATTAAACAACGCTGTTGCTGCCGTTACAACTTGTGTCGCAATTGCGTACGCTTTCATAGCAATGTTGGCAATCACAATTGCTGCAGCAAACCCACCAAGTACGCCTGCAAAAATTAAAAACAATGTCGTATGTTCTTGCGCAAATTTTGCTATCGGCGCCATGATTTGTAGCAACTTTTCTAACGCTGGTAACAATGCTGCACCTATCGACTCTTTAGTTTCGTCCATCGCAATTTTCATAGACTTCATGCGACCTTCATACGATTTCGCTGCAACATCCGCTGCGCCACCAAACGACACCGACAACGCACTAGTAATATCGTCAAGACTTGACGATGAGTCAATGACACCTTTTAACGATGGGTCAAGTTTTGTCAACGCCGCTGTCTGACCGTTCGCTGCCTTACCTAACGCCAAAGTGACTGTTTCTAAATCTTTCCCTGTAGCGGCAGCAATGTCTAGCGCCGTGTTCATTAACCCTTGTGCCACCTCAACGGACCCAGTAGACCTGACCAAATTCGCCATCGCTGGTCGCAACTGGTCATCAGCAACTGCCTTCGCCATAGACAGACTCGATATAAAATCCTCATTGCTTTTAATTACATCATCGGTTGCCATTGCGCTGGTACGCAACTGTTGCGCCAATAAGTCCTGTGCTGCTTGGTCCTCAACTGCTGCTTTAGTTGCTAAACCCAAACCTGTTGCCAAACCACCCAACACGGCAAGAGCCGGCACCATTGCTTTTTTTAATGCAAACCCTGCTTTAGCGCCTGCGCCTTCAAGTTGCTTAAATTCGGCAACCGCTTTGCTAATGCCTTTGCCATCAAACTCGCTAATAATCGGAATAGATAATGCCATAACTAGATTTCCTTTTGCACTGTTGTAATTGTGCTTTTAATCATTTTAAGCATTTCCGTTTCAATACCTTTACGCGCTTTATATACCGCTGGGCCAATCAGTCGAGTCCTGCCAGCGCTAACCGGAAACCCTGCAATACGCAAACTGTCATCTAAACGACCACCCGAGTTTTTACGACCTGCCTGCTCAAAGATTGCAGCCGCTTGGTCTTTTTGTTCAATAAGGATTACACCTACTGCGTTGCGCCGTGTATCAAACCGCATTTTGACACCGTTGCGTGCTTTGTCAACACTAAACCCTTTAATGCGTCTGCCATCTTTTTTTTGTGTCCAATCTTTATAAAAATTACTTATTGGTACTTTTGTGTAAACCGCTTTACCTGCGTTAATTGCTGGTTGCGCAATAGCCGTTGCGTCTGCCTTAAAATCTTTTTGCAACTGTTTGTCAATCTTGCCCAAACTGTTAATAGTTTGTTTTAACCCGACAACCTCAACTGTGGTATTGACTGGCATTACTTACGCTCTTTGTTAAGTAGTTCAATGGTTGTGTTCATGTCATCTATGTCAAATGTGATTTGTGGCGGCCAATACCCGGTAGCGACAAGAATTTGCGCTAATCCGTAGCGGTATGAACCGCGTCTGCTTTTGGGTCTGTGCGCTCAATCACTTCAAGATTGACCAGCGATTTTATGTATTCGTCAAGTAACGCTGGCACTGTGATGCCGTTTTGTCGTGATGCTTCATACGCTAAAAATGCTAAATCTTCGATACCGATGCCATCACTTATCTGTGATGCTTTGCGTTTGTATTTGCGTTCCCATGCCACAATTGTCATCAGGTTTGTGGTTATTGTTTGTTCGCTGTCAGCAAATGTTAGTTTCATTGTTAGTTGCATGAGTGCCTCCGATACGGCGTTATGTGGTTTTTGTTTATTGTTTTAATTTTCAGCGGCCATAGCCGCGTTATCACGCGACTGCTTTAGTAAGCGCGCCACCGGCAAAAGTTAATGTGATGGTACTTAGTTCACCTAACGATGCTGAAATTGGTGTGTGACTAGCCAAGTAACATCCCGTCAAAGTATATTTTGGCTCAGTAGCGCTTGGTGTTGCTAGTCCGGCTGCCGTGTTTGAAACTGTAATTGTGGTGATAATGCCAACCAAACCATAAATAGTTGCTTCGGTTTCTGATGCTGCATACGATTGAAACAACGTCACTTCAAATGTGTTGTTTTGCAACGATGTAACTGTTGACGCACCAAACTTGCGTGCCACGTCACCAAATGCAGTTGTTTCAAGTTGGTCATACTCGAATGTCAATGTTGCTTCCGTTGCTTGGTCAGTCAAGTTGACGGCGTTAATCGTTAGCGCTGGGTTTGATAGATAAACGGTTGTGGCCATGTTGGTTAATCCTTTGTGTCTGTAGTTATAGTTTTAGCAGGTTTCGGTTGTTTATGTACGGATAGGTGACCAGCGTCTAGCAGATGGTCAACGTTTACGCCGTTTAAATCTTTGTCGGTAACGATGTCGCCGCGCTTTAACCCGTCAAGTCTGTTGCTATTTACTATGTAAGTTGCCATAAGTTTATGCCGTCTGTGCTGCGATACCGCAGGTTAAATCGTAGCACGGATATTCTTGGCCGCCGATTTCTAACACACCGGGTTGCCCTGATGTGATGATAATTGCGGACCCTAAAACGGTTGCTGTAATTTGTAAGATTTCGCGCAACACCGGCAACCCTGCTGGTCCGCTGCCAATAATCTTTATCGGAAAATCCATGCGCACAATGTTGCCGTTGCCAGCCGTAGTGGTAAAACTTGGTGCCTGTAAAAATACGCAATTAGGCACAATTTTAGTTGGGTCATTGACAACGCGTAACGAACTTATGGCTGTCAAGGTTGCTGTTATATCGTCAATGCCTTCGTTTAATAAATCAGTGTACGGTGCCGGCATTATGCAACCTGTGGTCTGTCAATACCTAACAACTGTTTAACTATCGGTGTCAACGATTGTTGCGGTGCGCTGCCCATACCTTCAAACGATGCAAACACATTTTCTAGTGACCCTCGACTGCGCCACAACGCGGCACAATACATGAGCGTGCCTAACGTGACGTCACCTGACGGACTAGTTGCAAGGTTGTCGTTATAGCCGGACTCTGCTCGCCTTCGACTACAGAACTGGTTGCCAGCCGATACCGCTTGTGTAATTAGTGTGTAATCGTCTGACGGGTTTGTGATTGACACACCTAAATAGGTGACTAGGTTTGCAGCCGTTACCCAAGTGCAGGTCGGTGTAAACGAAACTGTGCCGGTATAGATGGCAACAAAGTCAACGTCGCTACCCGTGCAAGCAAACAAAATTTGATTAGGGATTGCAATCGTTGTGTCAAAAATCCATTCGCCTGTAGTTGCGTCTATGCCTTCATATAAATATTGTGGGCATGACAACACGGTGTAAGTGCCGTTAAACGGTGACCCCAATGACGCAATAACTACGCTGTCGCCAACTTGTATGTCGGATGGTTCGAGCGTAGATATACAAGCGTAGTTATCTGCTAATTGTTTTGATGCTGTTAAATATGTTGCCATGAGCGGTTTCGCCGCTTATGACTAAGCGATTGCGACTTGTTGAATAAACGAGGACTTGGCTACAAATGTTGCAAAGTATCCGTAGTAACTGAAAGTGCGACCAAGTGTTGAAGGTACTTCAACAGCCATGATGCCCTTCTGTTGTTCGTAAATTTCATAACCCGGTGCGTAAACGATAAGCATTGTGACTG